CCCCATTACTTCCCCCTAGCCCCTTTTCTCATCGAAATCCCCATGCCAGGAGCTTTTTTTATAGCTCCTGGCTTCTTAGATAACGACACTTGCTTGAAGAAGGCTTTTTCTCCTTTCTTGAATGTCGTTGGGGGGAAAGTCGGGTGTTTCATAGGGTCTTTTACTGAGGAGACCTTAGATTTCCCCATTACTTACACCCTTTTTTGCTCATCGATGCCATCAACTTCTTGTCGTCCTTGATGCCATGTTTCTGCTCTTTAATGTCTTTCTTCAGATGCTTAGTGACTTTCTTGCCTGGCATGGCTGCCTTGAGCATTTTCGAGAAGGTCTTTTCATCTTGTGCCTGGTCGTTAATTCCTCTCATTTTTTGTCCCTTAGTATGGTGCTGGCAACTGTCTAGGAGGTTCTTTATCCCTCTTAGTCTTTTTAGGAGTTGCAACACCCTTGTTTTTCAAAACAGAGTCAGCGATCTTCTGAGCTTTCCCTTTAGGCCTTGGCATGGACATACTCTCACCATTATTTTATTTTTGACGAGATGGATGCTTTACAATTTTCCCTTTAGCATGTTTCGCCTGCTCGTCAATCCCTGTGATGGTGTCATCAATTTCATATGACAATCCCTCTTGCTTAGGATACTCGCTGTGGACTACTTCTGTGGGCATGTTTGCAAAACCTGTACGGGATTTGCCAAAATCTTTATGAGTGTTTCCCATGAATTTATTCCTCCAAGGAATATTTTTTGTTTACATTTTGGATTCTATGGAATTAAAGAGTTTTTTGTCACTATGGAAGTTTGGAAGGTGGGAAGGTGGGAAGGTGGGAAGTTAAGGAGTTAAGGAGTTGCGAACTTAGGGAGTTAATCGTGCCACTACTGGTGGCACGATTATCGCAAAGCTGTTAGACTATTATGAATGGATGGGTTTTACGGCGTCAGGTATAAACCCTACACCCCTTGAGGTTGCATCTGCTGTTGAGGTCGTTGTGGACTCTGCTGTTGCATCTGACCTTGTGGTTGCTGTTGAGTCTGTTGAGGTTGACCTTGAGATGTTGTCGGCTGGCTCTCTAGCTGTTGCATCTCCCCTGCTACCATCTGCTGAGTTTGTGACGTCATCGCCATCTGCTGCAGAAACTGGATAGCCTGGCCGATGTGGGTCAAGTCCATTCCATCAAGTTCTTTCAACAACTTCGCCCTGTTGAGGTCTGCCAAGGCTTTCTTCTCCTGAGCTTCCTCCAGCTTCTCAATCCCCATTATAGTATCCAACCTCCCCTTCTGAATCTTCTCCTCCGCTGCTGCCTTCTGAGACTCCGCAAATGATATTTTGGTCTCATTATCTACCTGCATCTGCTGCATCTGGAGCTCTGCCTGTTGCTGTTCCTGCTGTTGCTGTTGCTCTTCCTGAGCCTTGATCTGCTCCATCAATTTATTCTTATTAGGTAACTGCATGTTCTCTAATATGTACTCTGAAGGAATTGGTACGCCCATCTCTCGAAGATAAAGGGACTGCTGGAGGGCAAGTTGCCTTTGAGTTGATGTCAGGGGAGCTTCCTCAACTATACAGTCATAGGTTGAGAAGGCGCGATTGTAGAACTCTTGTGAAGGTTCCTCATTAATAATCCTCATGACCTTGCCTGGAGTCCAGTTCTGCTGCCACAGTTCCATGCAGAGGGATCCTAAAAGCCTCTGCGACTGGTCTAGATTATCAAATATCCCTTGGAGAGTAATAAGCCCAGCCCCTTGTCTAGCCAGTGCCAGAATCCCTGCCTTGTCATCTATCGCTGAGCCTAGGAGCTCCTCATTGATCCCTGTGATCTGGTTGATCTCGTTAGCTAGCATCTCTGAGAGCTGGAGGATAGAGGGCGGGATCTGAGGGGGAAGGATCTGCTCGGCGTCTGTCATTTGAGACTCTGCCTTCATCGCCAACCCTCTACCATCGCCGCTCAAAAACACGTCCTTGGGATTGACTAGGGCGTTTTCTTTATATTTCCAGCCAGAATTTATTTGGCTCTCAATCATGGACATTGTGGCAATCATTCTTCTACTATAGAGGAATTGAGCATCCCTCGCTCCTCTAATAATGCCCTGGATCCTCTGTGGAAAATAAGGGATTTCTGGCTGATAGTAGCACCATACAGGGACATATGGGTAACGATCGAGGCCGCTAGGATTAGTTCCGTGGTACATCACCCTGCCCTGGAGGACAATCGCTGTGCGAACAGATGGGATCTCTTGCTTGAGAACAATAGTCTGTGGATAAGAGCCTAGGAACGCCTTCAAATCCTCGTCCTGTCCTCTCCACTCTGTCGTCTCGCCTGTTTCTGTGTCCACTATCAGTTGTGCTGTCCTAGAGGACATGTATGAGTATTCGTCGTAGGTTAGGAGATCTTTTTGTGCATAGCTGAACGACTCTGGCATGTACATGAACTTCCCATCTCGATTCCCTAGCGACTGCATAGCCTTGATCTCGTCCTCTCTACCAGGAAGTAAGGATTTAGCCTGGGTACGAGAGACATACTTCCTAATCCAGACAGAGTTGCAGTCAGACAAGTCTTTCTTCTTGAAGAAGGGGTCAATCAGGAACCCATTGTATGATAGGTTGTCGACAACTATATCCCCATTGACAGGGTCTTTTGTCCAGTCAACCCAGACGCTCAACAAATTCATGCCAGCCACACAAGCCCCTTCAAATGCTTCACTAATTGTCTCTAACACATGCCCATTGTTGTTTACATGGTACATGAGCTTGGTCATCTGGTCAGCTGTGGCTTGGGAAGCTTGCTCTATAGGGTTGACTATCGTGCTTTTTCTGTGCTGTCTCTGATACCCTGTAATCATGTTGATTGATCGTCGAAGCCGGTTAAAGTTCCAGTTCTTCTTTCGATAGATGGGGCTCCCCCCTTGATTCTCGTTATACAAGGCTTGATCCCCCGCCACGAATCGATTGTCAATGTCAGCCTCGTTCCAATAGCTTTGATTGAGGACTATGTTTTTATTATAGTCGTCCTCCATCCTTTGAAGGATATTCTTGTCATTATCAACATAGTATTGGTCTGGTACGTATGGAAAGAATGTCATATAAGCCCTTGTAAGAATTTTCTTTACAATAAGGGCTAGGTGGATTTTTGGGAATATATGGTTAGGAGGTTAACAATTCTAATCTTCTATCTTCTCGTCCACCACTTGTTGATCAATCTTCTTCTTCAGCTCGATAAACTGTAGCAACTCCACGACCTCACTTCTCTTATAGATCGCCATGATAGGCTTGACCGAAGTAAATTTTGGAGCAATCCCCCATTCCAGCCATTTGAGCATGAAGCCTGAACCCTCGACTAGACCTAGATCAAATAGATCTTCAGCTACTAGGTACTCTCTCTCAGGAAGCATGTCTCTAACAGCCCGCTCCTTGCATATCTGTTTTGGCTTAGGGCGATGCTCCTTCTTGACATTCTCGTATAACTCGACAAACTCCTCAGGAGTGACTATAGCGTACATGGTGGCCTAGTGATTGATGATTTTGATTCTTTTTTGTAGGGTAGGAAGGAGAAGATTAAACATCAACATGATTTGTGAAAAATCTTCACATATTGACAACATCAACAACCATCTTACTATGAGTAATCTATATATATCCTCTTCTTCTTAAGAGAGTGTTGAAGTGTTCGTAACTCCTAAATCCCCCTATCAACCCCATTGTCTATAGTATTGTTCACCCCTGTTTACAACTGAGTAAAATTGAGAGGCTTGTTGAGTAAATCCTTGTTGTGAACAATCTATGGTATGGGTATATGTGGTTGATCCTTCACAATGTGGTGTAGGGGTGGGTATAAGAGAGACAATGGAAAACAAGGAAGAGGAAGTATGACGATTGAAGATGTAATTGATAGCGGGAAGGTTGAGGAATCGCCTGGAGATGCAGAGAAAGAGGCGATCATGGCAAGACAGATGGAGTACGTCAAGGGTGCTTTAGATGGCCTGAAGTCAGTTGCAGCCCCTAAGAGGATGGGCGGGCTATCAGCAGACGAGAATGTGTTTGAAATTAGGGCGATGCTGGAGTCGCTACCCTCAATAGTTATGACAGTCATCATGAGTCAAGGGCAATCTCCTGAGGTTAACATCAATATCTTAACAAGTCTGGTTAACGTCTTTGATAACATTATTACAGAGATGGTCGACCACCTGGAGAGGAGCAAGGAAAAAGGGGAGGCTGAGTATGTGGCGACAGCAGAGGCCGTGCTGGAGGATGTGAGGGCGATAGAGGGGGAAGTTAAGAAGTTAGGGAGTTGAGGAGTGTGGAATTTAGATGGTTAAGGAGTTTAGGACTTAAGAACTTAGGGAGTTAGAGGAATGTTTATTAGGACTGAAGAAGGCGTGATAGTTAACACTAATTATATCGTGACTGCGTACGCTATACTTACTAAGCCTTTTAGTGGTGAAAAATGGGTTGTAAGGCTGTTCCTGGCAACTCCTGATGAAGACAACGCCCTTATTACATATAGGAGTTTTAAAAACCAATACGACGCTGAGGTAGGACTAGACGAGTTGTACAGGATACTACCATGATGGATAGTCCAGGGTAGCTCATCGGTAGAGCGGTTGACTGTTAATCAACTGGCAGTAGGTTCGACCCCTACCCCTGGAGATTGCTATATATAAGGATTGCCTAGCCTCTGACAATAACAGTTATCAGAGACAAGGAAAGATTTTAGGCTACCAATGAGACTCGGGCGTCAACGGCCTTGTCCCTCTGGATGGCAAACTCACTCTTTTTCTTCGCCGAGACTTCCCATTTTTCAAGAAGTGCCCTTACATCAGGTTCAGAGGACGTAAAATTGATTTCTTCCTTCTGGCCTAGGTAGAAACGGCCTAGCCATATCAACATTTGAGCATTTCCGGTCAGTGCAAGCTTGTACTGCGCCCGCCGAAGTGAGCTCTTACCATGCTCACGGCCCTCTTTTATCATTTCCGCGTAATTTCTAGTGATCGTGTCGACACTCACTCTCATCACGGCAGCGATCTCACCATCAGTGCACTGGATCATCGCGAGCTCTCGAATCTGTTCAACATCAAGTTCTTTCTTTGGCCTACCGACTGGTCTTGCCTTCATATGTGCCTCACAGTGTTTTTCTTGATAATAGCAGGAAGGGAGTATTTGTCAAGGGGAAAATTTAATAAGAAAAAGAGAGGATTGTGTATTGCAATCATATGGTAGATGATATATGATAGGTGCAATCGATAGATGATGTATTAAATAACAAACCTAAGGGTAAGGGGAAAAAATGAGAACTCTAAAAAACTGCATAAAATTAAGCAGTATTGTAAAGGTCTATGTACCAGGCACAATAAATGTTAAAAATCCATTAGACAATAGTATCTGGATACAAAAAACCATGAATTTATTATCAAAAGAATTCGGCGGGTCGACGGCGAGTGACGCTCTAGGCGCCTGGGGAGACAGCACGGGGAGCCTTGTCAAAGAAAAGGTTACTATAGTCTTATCTTTTTGCAACAAAGAGGATTTAAGCCAATCGATAGATAAGATTTATGATTTTTGCCTTGAGATGAAAAAAGAATTATCACAAGAAGCTGTGTCTTTAGAGATTAACGGCGAACTATACTTAGTCTAAACTTAAAACAATGGGAATGAAAATGAAATTATTAACTAAAGAAATTATCAAGAAAGTACCTGATACAATGTCTCAAATGAATAGGAACGAAAAGGATCCGATAGCATATGCAAAATTTTTTACTCCCTGGGGCAGATGGACTTGGTACCTAATAGCTATGGATAGCGATCTAGACTATTGTTTCGGCTATTGCCTTTCTGGATTATGTAAGGAATTTGATGAGTATGGATATTTTAGCATGAAGGAGATTGAGGAGATCGAGGTTATGAAGGGGCTGAAAGTTGAAAGAGACAGATATTTTACCCCTAAGAAGATAAGCGAAATTCTTGCTAAAAAATAGTCTTAAAAAGTACAACGACGAAAAGAAAAAAAAGGAGGAATGCATGCATCCGACAGAGTTTGAGTTCGAGGAGGTCTTTGAAGGGAGAGAGCTTATATATGAGCCTATCGGGCAGGACACTAATGAGTTAATGGAGTTTTTGGGACAGGACAAAGGGTATTTGAGGGAGAAAAAATATGAGGAGATTAGTTATTGGCTGGAGAAGATAGGGCATAATGTAAAGACGACGAGAAATTATACTAAAAAAGATTATTGTGTTGAGTGATAATCAAAAGCTATCCAGTCGGTGACATTTTGTACCCGACTGGATACACTCCCATCTATCCAGCTGCCCCATTCGCCCCTAGAACGTCAAAATAATGGTCATGCCTCATAGTTTCAGGAAGTCCTTGAGGGCAATTCCATTTTTTCATCGAGTTTTCTAGTTCCTTGGAAGAGAATTCTTCAACTTCTGGACAGCGAGGCTTTCGGTCTGGTCTGTATCTTCCCGGACGTCGCACTTTTTCTTCTGTCACTTCACGGGATTCTTGTTCTACCTCTTTAACCACGCACCTTCCACTAGGCCCATTTAGGGCTGGACGGCTAGGAGTTCTATATGGGGGTCTAGGGATAGGAGCTGTATGCTGTGGACGATTTTTACATCCTCCATGTTTTTTTTCAACAGACAGGATATCAGAGTCCCTGTTATTGTCATGATCTCTGTGCAGACCCTTCTTTTTACAGACGTCTTTTGGGATATAATATATTCCCGCGTTGTTAGCTCGTAGGGTCTTGAGCTTGAGGAGGGGTTTCCCTGGTCGGGCGATCCTAAAATGCCCGTCTCGAAATGTTATCTCCTTGTCTGTCAAGTATTTTTTGAATACATGGCGGGCTTGGAGAGGGGTAAGGGAAAATAGAGAGGCAGCACACAAGAAAAGGGGGAAAATAAATTTAGTCATAAGGATAGTTCCTCTTGGGTTGAAAGGGGGTCAATGAGGTCGGGGTAGTTAGTTATAGGGCGAGTCGGAGGCCAGGATTCCTTAAATATGTTTATAATGTCCCCCTCCAAGAAGTAAATCCCATTTTTGTTTGCCCTAACTCTCTTTAGGTTAACGCTATCAAACACATCAAAATTCTCTGACATGTAAAAAATAACTCTAAATGCTCCCTCATGGTACTCAATCACATCCAGATTGTTAATGTAAAATCTCTTGGGGGATGGGCGGATTATCTCTTTGTTGGTTGTTGGGGGAGGAGATGTGGCAAAAGCTGGAGCACATGACAGGACTAAGAGCAAAAGTTTTCTCATGATTTCCCCTTTTTAGCCTTTCCCCTGGATGTATGGGTTGACTTGGTTTTTCCCTAGAAGTTTTTTCAAGGAGGATAGAGGCAAGGAATTGATTAACTTCTTGATGGCCTTTTTTGCTTCTAGAGCATGCCTCTCTATCCTCTCTATCCTCCTTATTGACTCTCTGTTGCCTATCCCATGTTCTTTCTGTGTGTTGTAGCCTGTAAGTGTCTCTTGCGATTCCATCCATACCCCGTCATTCCCAAGTTTTTTCATGATCTTTATCAATAATTCTTTTGACCGTCTCTAGAATTTGATCCTGGATAAAATCAGCCTCTGTCTCTTCGAACATGTATCTAACATCATAAAATTCTTTCTCTATCAATCTAGACAGCCTCCACACCTCGTCTTCTTTTGTTGGGATTTTCATAAATTACCTATTCCCTATATCAAAAGTTTGAATAGGCTTATCCTTAAAAGAGGCTGTCTCCCCATCAAATAGCATATTTATCTCACAAGTCGGGCCTGTCCTGTTTTTCATCACAAAAATCGTTGCTTCCCCTGGCCTATCAAACTTATCATAATATTCCATCCTTAACACACCCAAAATTAAATCAGCATCTTGCTCAATTGACCCAGATTCCCTCATATCTGACAACTCAGGCTTATGACCTACCCTCTCGTCACATTTTCTTGACAGCTGTGCCAGGCAAATTACAGGGATATCAAGATTTTTGGCAAGGACTTTCAATCTTCTTGTTATATCTGACAACTCCAAATATCTAGGGGTGTTTTTATCATCTCCATATAGTAGTTGTA